AGTTGGAATTTTTAGTACAGGAAAGATTCAGAAAACCAAAGTACTCCAACTATCGAGACATAACTATAACCGAGTGGAACACTATTACCAACTTACCCAGCGAGTTATACAAGCTAAATGCGGGATTATTTGTTTATGGATATGCGGACAATTGGCCTAATCCATCAGACTTTATCGAAGTTGTTGTTGTAGATACTGCAAGAATGATTATCAATATTATTCGCGATGATTTTATTTGTGGGCTAGAAGAAAATCCGAGAACAGAACAAACTTTTATAACAATTCCTTTTGTTTTATTGTTTGATGCCGGATGTGTAGTTTCAACGTATAGGCGGCTAGACAGAAATGAAACACAAACGCCTATACCTATGTTTGATACAGGATGATTAACCGTCAGAGGGAAACCGGGTCTTACGGGCTTGGCGGGTTGTGGTTAGGGATGCGCTGGCGGTAGTGTTAGCGTGTTTATCAATAGAGACTTTATTAGTAAGGAGTAAAGGAAATGGAAGCTCAAGAAAATACGAAAGTACGTGGAATGTTCCGGCTGCAAATCACCGAGGACGATCAGGTCGTCGGTGATAGCGGATGGCGGGAGAATACGATCACAAATGCGGGGTTCTCGCGCTATCTGTCTTATGTGTTCGCGGGATCAACGGGTTCAGCCCAGATCAGCCATGCGGCACTTGGCACAGGCGGCGCGCCTGGGGCTGGTGATACGACCCTGGCTGGCGAAGTAACTCACGCCGCCGGGTCACGGGATGCGGTGACAAAAGCGACCTCCAGCGATAGCAAAGCGGTTCGTTATACTGGCACGTTTGCAAGTGACACCCATAACACGACTACGGTCAATATTGCCAACATCGGTCTATTCCAGCAATCGAACACCAACTCAGCAACGATCTTTGCAGGAGCTACTTACAACAGTTCCTCATGGGCCACAAATCAGGCTGTCAACTACACGTATGACATCAGTTTTAGCTAATTGATGTGACAGGGTTTACGTTCATCACGGGGCCGGGGAGATCGGGGACTACCTTCCTGGTGCAGTTGCTTACCAGGATGGGATGCGACACCGGCTTTGAACCTTACCAAGAATCGTATATCGAGAAGTGGCGCGCAGGGTGTGAAGCGGGACCGGAGTCTGATGTGGTCGAGTTGTCTGTGGAAGAACTGCAAGAGCAATTCAACAACAGCCCGCGCATTATCAAGGGGCCGGTCTGGTCTTATCTGCTCAAGTTCCTTGTGATCAATGACCTGCTGCAAATCGATCATGTGGTAATGCCGTTGCGCGACCTGACCGAAAGCACTTTTTCCAGGCTTGACACCGGGCTTGATTTCATGCTCGATAAGGATTTCGCAGAAATGCCAGGGCATGACACCAATGAGAGGCAAGAGAATATCTTGGCAATGCTGACGGGCAAGGTGCTTGAAGTCTGTTACGTGTACCAGATACCGCTTACCCTGATGCGCTTCCCTCGATTCGTGATGGATGAAGAATACTGTTACAGAAAGGTGGTGGAATTTGAACCAGGTATTGACCGGGGGCAATTCGGGCGGGTCTGGAGAGAGCTTGCAAACCCCGACCAGATCAAGGTCGGAAATCCAAGACTTGATCAAGTCGAAGTCGGGCATCCAGCTTGATCTTGGGGGAGGGGGCAGGCCGCAGCCGAATTTTGTAAACATTGACATCAGGGATTTACCGCAGGTCGATATCGTTCACGATCTGACGGTATTCCCCTGGCCTTTGCCGGATGAGTGCTGCACCAGGGTGATGGCTTCACACCTGATCGAGCATATCAATCCGGCTAATTTTGGGTTCGTCAACTTCATGGATGAAGTCTGGAGAATATGCAAGCCGGGGGCTGAGTTTATGATCGCCGCCCCTTATGGTTTGTCGCCTGGGTTCATCCAGGACCCGACCCACTGTAATCCGGTCAACGAAGCGACTTTCGGTTACTTTGACCCGATGCACCAATCAAGGTTATGGCACATCTACAAGCCGAAGCCCTGGTATGTCAAGCGGATTTACTTTGATGTGATGTGGTCGATTGAAGTATTGCTAATGAAACATAGTGAAAGCGAGGCTGAATGGGAAGCGGAACGGAAGAAGTTTGGTCCGATCAACGAATAAACGTTGAGATAGAGCGCAGCGGGGGCGACCCGTATTCATCCCGGCTGTGCATCGGAACGCCCACGCTTGGCACAATTCGGATGGAATGGCATTCTGCAAAGATAGGGCAGATCATACCTGTCAATTGGTCGATGGTGATGGTCACGGAGTCGCTGGGCGGGTATGTACCGCTTGGCTTCCTGGTGGCTGATGCTCAAAATCTGGTAGTCAGGCAGGCGATCAACGGCAACTTTGAATGGATGCTGCTTTATGAAGATGACGTATTGCCACGCCCGGATGCGTTCTTACGGCTCAATCAATATATGATGGATGAAGAAGTGCCTGTTGTCAGCGGATTGTATTACACGAAGTCACAGCCAGCAGAGCCGTTGATATTCCGGGGGCGTGGTAATGGCATCTACCGCAAGTTCAAGACACCGACCCAGGAGAATGGAAAATACGTTCCGGGCGATCTGGTCTGGGCTGATGGTGTGCCGACTGGCTTCCTGCTGATCCACATGTCGATTATTCGGGAGATGTGGAAGGACTGTGAAGAATACACGGTAGCTAATCAAGTGACCAGGCGCATGTTCGATTTCCCGCGTGATATGTGGCTTGACCCGGAGACGGGCAATTACAGGACGTTAGCGGGAACGAGCGACCTGGATTGGTGTACGCGGGTTATGGCTGGCGGCTATTTCAAGAAGGCGGGCTGGCCTAAGTTCCAACGCAAGAAATACCCCTTCCTGGTGGATACAAACATCTTTTGCGGTCACATTGATTTAGCATCGGGGATGATGTTCCCATGAAAGACCATCACCGGGGCAAGATCGTATATACCAAGTCGATTGACAAGTACCAGATCACATGCCTTGATTGCGGGGCGTTGTTGTGTGATGACATTCTGACGCTGCCGGAGTTCTCCGCTCCTGGGGAGTGCGAGAGGCCGGAGGCGTTGGGGGTGCATGTGGCAGAACGGATTAAGACGAAGGATATTTTTGGTGGAGTGTGAGAGATGGCAACATTAACAGAAACAGAACGACAAAAAATCTGGCGCGGATTTATGCGCTATCTAAGTCGTCAAGATATAAACGATACGGTTTTGAATTGTGTAAAACAGGATATCAAAGATGCAGTAGATGATACCGATGATTACATTGATGCCAATGATGTGAATTACAACAATTCATTGCCAGCGACATTCAAGGCAAACGCAAAATCAGGGCAGAAGGCACTTTTGTTCTGCGCTGTGGCGTTGATGAGGTATGACGAGCAATTACTTAGACAGTTGTTCGGGGAGGTGGATTAATGGCTACCAGATTTGTTTTCACACCAGAGTCGGCGCACTTTCCAGCGAGTAACTTTCCACAATATCAGGTGCTAACAACACCACGCAGACCTGTGTTGTCCTTTGACCAATCAACGAATGAAACGTGCTACTGGACTGGCGTTGTACCTCAGGGCTGGACAGGTACGATCACAGCCTATATCTATTACATCTGTGCTGTAAACTCAGGCGATGTCGATATAGATGTGGCGGTTGAATCGGTGACAGATGCCGACACGGTTGATCTCGATGCGGGTACTTCGTTTGACACGGTGAACAGCACGGACAATACAACCGTTCCAGGGACGGCGGGATACCTTGATGTTATTTCTGTGACGCTTACCAATAACGACAGCTCGGCGGCGGGTGATTATATCCGCTTCTCATTAGCCAGGGATGCCGCCAGCGACACGGCGGCGGGTGATATGCACGTATTAGCGATGGAGATCAGGGACGGGGCATAAATGGCAATACGGTTTGACTCTACCTCAGATTACCTGAAACGCGAGTCCAATGTACTTGATTACAACAGTCCATATACAATCATGGGTTGGTTTTATTTGATCACCGATCAGAATAATTGGGCTGGTTTGTTTATATTTAATGACGATGGTGATCCAAGCGCCGAAGTAGATGGATTGTTTCTTAACGCAACTGGAGTACAGCTA